AACTGTTAAATTGTTTATCGTAACGTCGTTGGTAAAGATTTTATTCCCGGCTATACTCTGGTTAGTTGTCAGCTTAACTGTTGTAGAATCTAGGGTGCTGATGTCAGAGTCATTACTGGTAATCTGCGTTTGTAACGTTTGCCCAGTCGTTCCTAAGTTAGTTGTAAGACTTGCAATATCACTATCGTTTGAAGTGATCTGAGTTTGTAAAGTCTGACCCGTAGTTCCCAGATTACTTGTAAGCGTCGAAATATCTGAATCGTTACTAGTGATCTGTGTTTGTAAAGTTTGGCCGCTGGTCCCCAAGTTAGTCGCAACCGTATTTATGTTAGTCGTGAGCGTTTGACCCGTCGTGACTAAGTTGGATGTTAAAGTTGAAATGTCAGAATCATTGCTGGTAATCTGCGTTTGCAAGGTCTGACCTGTCGTGCCGACATTTGTTGTAAGCGTGGATATATCACTGTCGTTAGAAGTGATCTGTGTCTGCAGTGTCTGTCCAGTCGTTACCAAATTACTCGTAAGAGTAGTAATATCTCCATCGTTAGATGTTATCTGAGTTTGAAGCGTTTGCCCTGTTGTAATCAGATTAGTAGTATTTGCATCGGTGCTAGTTTTTAAAACGCCGGTAGCGCTTCTCAAAGCTGCTATGTCAGCGTCATTGTCTGTGATTAAACCTGACACCGTGGTAATATCAGTCGTTAATGTCTGACCCGTGGTAATCAGATTAGACGTTAAAGTACTAATGTCAGAATCATTACTTGTAATTTGAGTCTGGAGTGTCTGGCCCGTGGTCCCCAAATTAGTAGTTAGGGTAGAAATATCTCCGTCATTCGATGTGATTTGGGTCTGTAAGGTTTGACCCGTCGTGATTAAGTTGGCCGCATTACTATCCGTGCTTGTCTTAAGAACTCCTGTCGCAGTTTTTAAAGCCGTTATGTCTCCGTCATTATCAACTATTAGCCCAGAAACTGTGGTTATGTCTGTAGTTAAGGTTTGCCCAGTGGTTACTAGATTAGAAGTAAGACTGGTAATGTCAGAATCGTTTGACGTTATCTGAGTTTGTAGTGTCTGACCAGTAGTAATTAAGTTTCCGCTTAATGTATCTACTTTGCCGCTTAAAGCTTCGTCGCTAGCATTTTCAGCTATTCCAGAAACAATAGCTATTTCAGAAGTTAAAGTTTGACCTGTAGTTACTAAATTTGAAGTAAGGGTAGATATGTCGGAATCATTACTTGTGATTTGCGTTTGCAGTGTCTGCCCAGTTGTGGCTAAATTAGATGTGATCGTCGAGATATCAGAGTCGTTACTCGTGATTTGAGTCTGCAGAGTTTGCCCCGTAACGCCCAAATTACTCGTGAGAGTAGATATATCAGAATCATTTGATGTTATTTGTGTTTGTAAAGTTTGACCTGTAGTAATTAAGTTTCCGCTAATATCATCAACTCTAGACCCAGTAGAAACAAGGTTAGAAGAAACGGTGTTGACGTTGTCTGTTAAAGTTTTTCCTGTTGCTATTAGGTTCGAGCTAACTGTATTTATACTTGTGGTGAGCGTCTGACCTGTAGTTATAAGATTACCACTTAACGTATCAACTTTGCCGCTTAAAGCAGGATCAGAACTAGAGCCTGTAGTTAATCCGGAAACAATAGCTATCTCTTCTGTAAGATACTGCCCTGTAGTTATTAAATTGCCACTTAAAGTGTTAAAGTCTTCCCCTCCTGCGAGGCCTGAAACTATTGCTATTTCTGAAGTAAGGGTTTGTCCGGTAGTGATTAAGTTCCCACTTAAAGTATCAAAATCTTGCCCTCCGGCTATACCTGAAACTGTAGCTATATCATCACTTAAATTCTTCCCTGTTGTTATTAAATTAGAAGAGACAGTATTGATATTTGTAGTTAAAGTCTGTCCAGTATTTACAAGATCTCCTATTATCCCCGCTATTTGTCCATCATTACTAGTTATCTGGCCCTGTAAATTATTCCCCGTAGAAATTAAATTATTAGTATTAGTAATGGTTAACCCAGAGACAATACCAATTTCGTTAGTTAATGTTTGACCAGTAGCAATAAGATTGCCGCTAATTATATCGGCAGCAACACCGCCAGTAGTCATTCCTGATACTGTATTTATCTCGTCTGTAAGATATTGACCAGTAGAAATTAAATTCCCTGAAATAGTATCAGCATTACCACTGATATCATCTACCGCAAATCCAGTTTCAATTAAATAATTTCTACTAGTTACGCCAGTCTGCTTTAAATCTTCAGTTAAAGCAAAAATGTCAGAATCATTATTAGTTATTTGTGTTTGTAATGTTTGGCCAGTAACTATTAAATTGCCGCTTAACGAGTCAGTCCTCGAGCCAGTAATCCTTAAATTTGAAGTCAGGCTAGATATATCAGAATCATTACTTGTAATCTGGACCTGAAGAGTTTGACCTGTAGTTATCAAATTTCCACTTAAGCCATCTATATCACTAGCCTCTTGATTAATTAATCCTGATACGACAGATATTTCTGAAGTAAGGGTCTGGCCTGTAGTTATTAAATCTCCACTTAGTTCGTCAAAAGTGCTACCTCCAGCTATACCTGAAACAACAGCTATTTCATCTGTTAAAAACTGACCTGTACTAATTAAATTCGAATCAGTAGTATTCGATTGAACTTTTAATTCACCCGTAGCCGATTCTAAGTTGGTAATATCAGTATCATTCGAGGTAATTTGAGTTTGTAGATTTTGTATATCAGAGTCAGTTGCGTAAACTCCCGTCTGACTTGACGTAACTACATTACTACCCTGAACGGCTATTGGAAAATTAAACTCAAACTTATCATTATTTTCGTTAAAAAGTATATCTGCATCAGGCAAAGTGCCCCTATCTATAACAATACCACCTGAACGAACTGCTATTCCTGCATCAGTCTCGCCGCTATTAATTATTATAATATTATCTTTTACGGCGAGATGCTCTACATCGATGATTGTCTCTGTTCCTGTAACTGTTAAATTTCTTATTGAAACATCTTCGAATACTGTAACTCCAGTAGCGTTAGAAAAATCAATACCTCCGTTAGAAGTGTGAATAGGAACATCGCCTATAAAAAGGGTATTTGCCGATACTTTTATATCATCAAAGAATCCTGTCCTAAAAGGTAAAGATTCTGACCCGAGATCCAAAGTTCCGCTGGAAGAGGGAAGTATAACTCCAGATATAGTACCTCCTGCTTTTCCAAGTTTATATTCCTGCAGCTCTCCAGTTGCAGAGCTTAATATTCCCGTTGAGGTATTAAGGGTCGATATATTATTATCATTTGAAATCACCTCTCCACTTAGGGCATCAATCGTAAATCCTGTTTCCCTGAGGATATTTTGCATTTTTACCCCAGTCTCAATTAAATCGCCACTTAAACCGTCTATCTTTGGCTCAAGATTATTACCTGTAGAAATTAAATTATTAGTATTATCAACAGTAAGTCCTGATACCGTATTAATATCAGAAGTTAAAGTCTGCCCTGTGATAATTAAATTTCCACTAAGGTCGTCTAGAATATTTCCACTATTAAGTATTTGGGTTTCTAAATTATTGCCAGTAGATATTAAGTTGCTAGTAAGATCGTCTACATCCCCAGTTATCCCAGTTATAGATGCCTTTAAACTTGCTCCAGTAGCTGCCAAATTGCCGCTTAAAATATCTCGAAGAGAATCTAAATTATTACCAGAAGCAATTAGGTTTCCACTCAATGTGGATATTTGAAATTCTAAATTATTACCTGTTGAAATTACATGACCACTTAATACTCCTATCTCATCGGTAAGAGTGGTTCCAGTAACTATCAAGTTCGCGCGGAGGCTGGCTACGTCATTGGTTAAAGAGAGAATATCTCCTTCAGTAGCTAAAATATCTGTATTAACCCCTAGGTCAGGAACTTGGCCACTTACGTTAGTTACAGGGGGCGCTCCAGCAACAGTAGTAACGCCGTCAATACGCTTATCTACTACTGTAGTAGTAGAGCCGCTTATTACAACGTCGACTACAGTTTGGGTGCTCATTTTATTATGTAGTTACCTGAGGATAAACAAAAAAATCTCCCGCTAAGATTTTATCTACCGCTCCTTCAGTGTTTGAAGCCCCACTAGGATATTTCTCTATGTCGTAAACGAATTGCCCAACTGGAAGACCTGAAGTTTGAGACCCACTTAAGTAAACATCTATTAGACCGCTCTGATAAGCGCTACCAGTAGTCCCAGAAACAATAGTAGGATTTAAATCAATTAAAGCATCAGTACTAGAATACCTGTATTTAACTACTCCTCTAGCATTGTAACCGCTAAGATTTATAGCATCTCCGCTTGCATCTTTAACGTTTAACCTAACGCTTAGCTGTGACCCTTGTGTCGCGCTAAAATTATAAACCGTTGCCATATAGTTTTATTACACTATATGGAGGTTTTTTCTGAAATATTATCTTCCTTCAGACAATATTTTCATAGCGTCCTTACTAACTTCAGGATTTTTCTCTGGTGCAGTTGCTGGTTTTTTGTAAGCGGAGGCGTGTTTGCGAAACTCTCTGACAAGCCTTTCTCTTAACATGCTCCTATTATCGATAGGAATTATACCTACTCTAGAAGCATGACTCTGCATATCAGACATGTTCATGTCATCCAACCTAGTCTCGTACTTTTCAACATCCAAAGTTCCATACATTCCGGTCCCATCGTCCCCCCATATCTGGTCTAATGTGGTAGGTTCAAATTCCTTAGTCTTTCCATGCGTTTGAGACATGTTTTTCAAAGAGCTTTTCTTAGAAGATTTTCTTTTTGTTGCCATAATCTTATTCCTTATAGTAGTAAAAAATACACTTTTTTTCCAAAAAATAGAAAACCCCGACCCTTCTCAGGGCCGGGGCTGCTAAATGTTATGTTTTAACGATTACGGACGCTCAAAGACCAAACCGACCAAAACACGAGCATCGAGAAGAACACGTCCTTCTTCAACGCCGCCGTAGAAGCCAGTCTTGTCTTGACGAGTAGCGAACTGATCGTCCGGAAGAGCGGTGAATGTGCCACCAGTCTCGGAGTTGCGAGCAACAGGACGAACCAGAGCTTCACGAGAACGATCCACACCAACAACAACCTGATCGTTACCGGTGAATGTTCCGCCGTAGAAAGTACCAAACAATGTGTTGTACTTCTGACCGTTACCGAGTTCGATGAGATCAATGATGTTAACACCGAAGATGCTGTTAGCACCAGCGGCCTTATACATCTCGTCCTTAACAATATCGCCAACCTGCTCAGCAGTAGTGCTAAACGGATTGTAAGCCAAAGCGCGAATGTCACCTACGATTTCAGGAGAAACGAACAAATCCGTGATTCCCTTAGAGTAAGCTTCAACCGGAGTACCGCCAGCGTAAGAAGTGTTAAGTCTCTTCATCTTGATCATCATGTCATTCAAGTAATCAAGAGTGAATGCGCTATTGGAAGAGCCAGTCTTATCGACAACATGGTCGCCAGCAGAACCGGAACCAGTTGCGCCCTTACCCTCTGCCAAGCCTTTCAAAAGAACGGCCCAAGCATTACGATCCTGCTTCACAAGAACTTCGTTGGCCATACGCTCGACAGACTTGCTGACAACGTCCAAGCGGCTCTTACGGGCATACTTCTTAAGGAAGCTAACCGCACTATCCAACTTGTAAGTTGCAACTTTGAGTTCTGCGTTACCAGCGATTTGCGAAGAAGGAAGACCACCGGCCATATTCTGCGACCAAACAGTCACATAATTGTCGGTACCGCGTTGATCATAAAACAAATCAAGCGGATAGCTAGGATTGTCATCCTCGTCGTATTCTACGTCAGTATAAACGTAAGCAGCAGTATTGGCCTGATCAAGAACTTGCTGGACAACTGGCCCGATAAAAGCAGCAAAAGCTTCTGTTGCCGGACGAGAAATCTCAGGATTCTTAGAACCCATAGCCTTAATCAATTCAACCTGCTCTGGAGTATTTTTAAGTTTTAATTTCATATTAGTTTTTCTCCTTTATATATTAACCTTGAGTGAAGTCGAATTTAACCAACACAGAACCATCGGCGTCAGCGCCGCCCAAAGTTCTACCGATTACGTTATTAACGGCTTTAGCACCAAGAGTGGTAATTTTGCCGTCACCAGTAGCGAAAACATCCATGTTGATAGCAACATTTGCGGAGGTGTCCCAAGAACCGGTCGCCATGAGGAAAAGACCTCTGGTAGCAATCGGAACAGCTTGACCACTCAAACTAGCTTGAAGTTCAGCCTGCTTACGCGGATTGAATTTCAAAGCTTCGCCGTTTTCGTCATATTCCCGAACGTCATAAAGAGTAATACCGAGAGCAGCTTCATCAGCTCCTCCATCAGTAAACTCAACGTCCGCCGATACACCGTAGCGTTGAGAAACGGTGTTGTTGAAACCTGCACCAACATTACCAAGAAATTGCGTTTCGTCAGTATTGCTCCAGCCAGTCTTAACCTTAACACATGATCCAGCATAAACTACATCACTGGTGCTAAGAGCCTGAGCTGTATCACCAAACGCAAACAAGTTAATAACATCGTGCTCACTATAATCCCTAAAGGGCTTTAATCTTTCATTTGCCATAATAATTATCTCCTATATTATTTTGTAAACACAAATCCATCCATAGCAAAAGCTTTGCTATACTTTTCAATAATTGTTGGTTCTTCAGCAGGTGCAGAAGCCGGAATGTTTACGGTTTCCGATTTTGCGTTATCTACTGCGCTCTCAACAACTTCCTTAACTGCAGAAGCCTGAGCTTCCGCAGGTGCCGCCTCTTCAGTAGCGGGAGCTTCTTCGGCTGGGGCAGCAGCAGGTGCTGGAGCCTCTTCCGCAGCAGCTTCCTCCTCTTCGCCGGTGTTAGCCTTAGAAGAAAGAAGTACTGAAAGAGTTTTGTCCAATTCGGCAAAAGCTTCTTCGTCGAGGTCTCTAATCTGAGCTGCGATAACCTTGCGGTCCTCGTCAGTCAGATTGAAACGTTCGTCATAAGAAGCCATTCGCTGATTGAATGCCTCTAATTTTTGAGCTTCGGCTTTTTCAACCTCAAGCTTTTCTAATTGAGCCTTAATGTCTTCTAACTGCGCCCTCAAGGAATCGTGTTCCTTCGAGAGCGTCTCGTGCTGTTCACGAGCGTCTTTCAGGGATTCCTCTTTTTCTGCATTCTGAGTGCTAAACTCTTCAGACGCTTTCTTAAGGCTTTCCTGAATAAACTCATGAATAGCAGAAGCAGTTAGTGTCTGCAAAGACTCATCCGATATGTCATTTAGATGTTCTATTTTCATAGCTTCTACTTTCTTTGTTTTTACAGTGTTTTTTGGATTTTGGGAAATTGTTTCTTTTTCAAGAGACTCCTTCGCCAAAGCTTTATGTTCTTCGGTTCCTTTATCGGTAAGTACTCCTTGTACGTCCGCAGCTGGATTAGCTGTTAAGCCAATTCCCAAAGGAACTACGTTATTGATAACTTTTCTATATATATTAGAGTTATCGTCAAATTTTCCTTCGCCTCCAAAACCTTTTAGTTTAGAAGCGTACTTTTCTACCTCTGCTGGATCAGAAATTTCCAATGCGTTTTCTATATTCTTTTCGTCGGCCTCTAAAACGACTAAATTATATTCATTAAAACCTAATTCCCAGCTTGCGCTAATGCCCATATAGTCCTCACTTGTAGGGTCGCTGGAACTTTCAATCTTATCTGCTAGATTTTGATCAACTACCTTCCACACAACTCCGCCAAGAGTAACATTAAAAGGCTCTTTAAGATCTTTGACCTCATCTTTAGTTAATGGCTCATCGCTTCCAAAACGAGAAAAACCCGCAGTAAGTATAGTACCAACTACGGATTTCCTATTGTGTTCAATGTTAATTGGTTTATTTTTAAAGTTGTCATACATAGCGATAGCTGTATCGGTATCGACAACGTCGCCATTCTTGTTAACTCTATTAGCTACAAAAGCGTTAAAAGCAACGGGAAGTAGGTCAACATTTTTTTCTACATCCACATCAGGTAAAAACTTTTCAAGCTCTACCATTGAAGCCAATGCTAAATATTTATCTTTTTCTTCCGAGACGACCGGTTTTATAACCGAACTAAATGTAGTGGTATATTTCCAGTTTTTCATTTTTAAATTTCCATCCAATGAGAAGCTATAGCGTTATTAATTGCTTCTTTTCTTGTTTCTATATATAGTTGATCTACCGAATCAAAAGCTACTTCAAGTCCGCGCTCAATTAAATCTTGTCTAGCTACCTTAATATCTAATATAAAATCTTTTCCTTCGGCGATACTTAAAAAACGGTTAACATGAGCCATGCACCATTCCCCTAAAGTGCAATTTAATTCTTTATTGTAAGTTCCTCCCGCATCTTTATACGTAGCAATTAATGAATCTACCCTTAATCGTTCAGGGCTATTTTTAACTTTATTTTTAAAGCAATCTATTAAAGCGGCCGAAAAAGATATAAATTTATCCTCCTCTTTTTGTGCGGCTGTAACTTCAACATCTCTAGCATAGACGTCTATCAAATTAGCCTTCTCTGAAGAGAAGCTCGTATCGTAAGATACATCGAAATCTAATTTGTTTAAATTGTCCATTTGTTACTATATATTCTACACACTTTTTTACAAAAATGGAAAAAAGAAAGCCCTAGACCCTAAGGCCCAGAGCTTCCTCATAAGTAATTTGTATAAGATTACTTCTTACCGATAGTAACCTTCTTTTCCCCCCTACCGACAGAGACACCGGGAAACTCCCAGTCAAACTTAAAATAAGGCAGTTTAAAGGTCACGCCATTCTTGGTGCATTTAAGGTCAAAAGATGCAGAAACATCCTTGCCAGCGCAAACAGTAGGCAACGGAGCTTTAACTCCAAGAAACGGAATAGTGATATTAGGGTCAGGCTTAACACCTACTCCAAACCACTTCTCCTTCTTTTCTCCTGCGTTGACGCTGGTAGCCAGCCCAAGCAGTACGATCATTACAATAATGTTCTTCATGATTAGTTATTAGTTATGTTTTTCAATTCAAGCTGTGCAGCTTGATCTGAAATTGTTTTTAAAACATCTCGCGTGAATTCTGGAGCATGTTCCCAAGCTTGGTCAATTTGAGGATGAGTCATCATTCTCTGAACAATGTTTTGGGGAACTTCAGGAATTGATATAGCTTCAGTTTTTGTCGTCCTGCACCCGTTGGCGAGACTTAGCAAACTTAAAAGCACGATCAATTTCATCCTGAGTACTTTTCCAGTCATTCTTTACTTGTTGTTTCTCTTCTCTTTTTATTCTTTGTATTTTCTCCTCTTCCGTCAATGTTTTTTTATTTAAATAACTAAACAAGGACTTTAGGATTTCAAGAATAGAAGAGATCCAACTCATCACTCAGGGGACTTTTCGGCAGCTTTTGCGGCCTCGGAAGTAACTCCTTTCCTAAGAAAAACTACCATAAGGGCTGCAAAACAGCTTTGAATGGTTACTGCAAGATCTACCTCTCCAGCGAAATAAGCGCCGAGAGCCGTCAGTACCGCTGCACCAGCGGTGAAGTAGGTTTTTTTACCTGAAAGTGCTTTCATATCATATCTTATTACACTAATAAATCAATCCATCCACTTTTTTTTGATCTTATCGATATACTCATAACTGTCAGAAACTGCCTCAACATACTCCTTTCCTTTCGCTTCCATAAAGCTATCCATTGTATATTTTAAAACTTTATGAATTTGAGGGGTAGACATTTGAGCTGCCATATCTTCTGGAAAAAAAGAAGCTAAAGTAAAAAAATATTGAGCATTTTCTTCAGTTTTCTTTCTCGGAATTTTAGTTTTTATTCTATCCGCCATCATTATCCTAGGATAAAAAACGCCTACAAAATCAGAAATATAATTTTTATGTTTTTGATCTAGGCTTTTAGCTTCTTTATTTATCAAGAGCTTTATAAAAATAGGGAAAGATAATTCGAGCAATTCTTTTCTTGTAAGTCTTTTGCTACCTATCTGTTCGAGAACCAAGTCCCCATCCCCTTTTTCCTCAAAAAGGAGATGGGTCTTTTCTTCTGTCAACTTTGTTTTCCTACAAAGAAAACTTATGTCGCTGATTGTCAGCATAATAAAGTGGCTCACCCTTTTGTTTTTTTTGTTACCATCGCCGCCGACTGGGTGAGGCTCTACTCGCTCGCCATGAGCCAAGTAGTAAATATGTTGCGTCAGCTTTGATTAAAGGTAACTCAAGTTGCAACTACTTACTTTAAATTACACTAATGTTTGACGAATTTCTAATTTACCATTAAAATATTTTGCGCATATGAAGAATATCATTTTTGCAATTCCCGGTAGAGAGTTCTCAGGAAACTTTTTAAATTGTTGGACCGACACTTTACTTAAGTGCATCAAAAACGGAATCAACCCACTGCTTTCCAACAAGTATTCTTCGATGGTAAGTTATGCAAGATGCCTATGTCTTGGTGCCGATGTGCGACGAGGTATCCACCAAGCTCCCTTTGATGGTAAAATCGATTACGAATATATAATGTGGATCGATTCAGATATTGTTTTTAGCTTTGAACAAATACAAAGATTAATGTCTTACGATCAAGATATTGTTTCTGGAATTTACAAAACTGAGAACGGGCAAAACTTCGCCTGCGTTAAGGACTGGGATCAAGAGTATTATAAAAAGAACGGCTCATTTTATTTCTTACAACAACAAGACGTTGCTAACCATAAAGGTTTGATGGAAGTTGATTATAACGGCATGGGTTTCATGCTAATTAAAAAGGGAGTGTTTGAAAAAGTTGAATACCCTTGGTTCTGTCAGCTTAAAAAACAGATCGGCGATTTAGAAGATTACTGTTCCGAAGATGTTGCATTCTGCCACCTTGCAAAAAAATCTGGATTTAAAATCTTTATTGACCCGCAGGTTGTTGTTGGTCATGAGAAAATGAGGATATTAACTTAGTAATCTTTTCCTTAACCATTTCGAAAGTTATCTCGCGAGAACATTCGTGCTGCCTTGATGTACCGTAATGCTTAGGGCAGTAGAAGGGATCCTCTATACCGCTTTTAAATCTCCAAACAACTCCTTCTGAGTTTTTTATAAACCTATCTATCACTTCTTCATGTTCGTGCTTGCCCCAGCAACCATGACAAACATCTTTGTTTATAACTCTATAAGGGTTTTCAAATTCACATTCTTCATCGGTGAACCCCGCTATCATAACAACAGGTTTACCAACAGCCCAAGCTAACCAAGACAAACCCGAGCTAAGACCTATAAAAAAATCACAGAAATGTAGGTCGTTGACTCTTTCAGAAAGCGGTCTGTACCCCGTCCTTTTTATACAGCCGTTAGGTACGTTCATTTTTACCAACCTATAGTCAACTACATCATCACCATCTATACAAAGAACTTCGTAACCCAGCTCTTTAAGGTATTTTATTATATCGTTCCATCCGTTCTTTCGCAGCCAGTATTTATGATATGAACTAGCGTGAGTAGCAATACAAACATATTTCTTTTCAATATTTCTTTTGAGTTTTGGTCTATCTATCTTTGGGCGTAGTTCTTCTTTTTCTAAATTAAGTATTGTAGCGGGCCATTGAAGCATAGGTACTCCCCCTAGTACAATATTTGCCTGCACCTGCACATCTACCTTCTCTAAGTTCTGACCCTTTTTAAGAAAAGTGATATTAGGATAACTTTTTTCAAATAACTCAGGGTATTTTACTTTTACATAAATTTTGCATTTATATTTCTTCCTGAACTTCTCAATATATTCAGGCCATACAATAGCATCGCCTAGAGCGACATTAGCAAATCTAATGAATACTATTTGGCCTTCTAATTTATATTGGTAGTTGAAAACTTTTTTATCACCGTTAAAAGCTTCGATGATCCATTCTCTGAGAACAGGTACCTTGAGGCTAACGGTTCCTTTTTTTATTTTTTGCTCTGTGTAATATTCGCCAGACTCTTCACGGATTTTTACAAGCAGCTCCTTTTCAGAATCAACTTTTACCTTCGGGTAATCTATTAAATTTAATTCAATGGATGCCACTAACTACTATCTTCGAGGGCTTGAACTTTACTTTCCAATATTTCTATTTTTCTTATCGCTTCATTTAAAGCGCCCCATAAAACAGGCACGAGAGTCGTATAATTTACCTTTTGATATATAGGTACTCCGTTTTCATCTACGCCATCTTTTTTGCCTTCTACCGCTCCATCAATACCTAAAGCTTCAAGCTCATGAGCAATAAATCCTACTCTTCCTCCGTAAGATGCAGGACGAGGAATAGTATAATCATCCTGCATAGCTTGAGCAAATTTTTCAGCATCGAAATCAAATTTACGACAGCTAACGCTTTTAACTTTTGTCCAAGACTCAGAGTTGAAGTCCTTTATGTTTTTCTTTAACCTATAATCGGAAGATGAAGACGAGCTGAAATTAACAGTACTTCCGCTTGCAGATATACTAATGCCGCTTTGAGTAAAGCTGATACCATTAGACGAAGTCTGTGCGGTGCCAGCGCCTACAGATATGTGATTCATCGCTGTCGAGCCGTTACCGCTTGCGTTGAGGCCGCTTATGTTTAAAGTCACATCTCCACTAGTTCCGCCGCCACTTAAACCAATACCGGCTCCTACGCCAGTTATGTCTCCGCTCCCGCCGCCGCCGCTAGAATTAATAGTAACATCATTTCCACTTCTGGTAACTGTTACATTTGTTCCCGCTATTATTCTAACTAACTCTCCATTGCCTATGTTAGCTCCCGGGGATTCAGAGTCTATACCCCAATTCCAGCTAGACATAGTACCGTAGCCCGCACCATTAGTTAGCTGATTAGTATTTGTTGGTATGGTAGTACTATTAAAAGCGTTGGAACCAAAGATTTCTGAAGATAGTTTTCTCTTTTGAGTTCCATTATCTAAAACAATAAATTCATCAGCGCTATTATCCCAACCTTGAGTCATGTCGTCCAACTCACTGAGGTCAAGATCAATATCAATAGTCCCAGAGCTAGTAATCGGAGAGCCTGACACGTCTAGACCCGTTCCTACCGTTACAGCTACAGAAGTAACACTTCCGCCGCCACTAGTAACAGTCTGCCAAGTATTATCTCCTCTTAGGAATTTAGTATTTGTTGCGCCGCTACCTAATCTAGCGACGTTAATTGTGCCTGAGCTAATGTTTGAAGCATTTAAAGCGGTCAAGCCTGATCCATTTCCGCTTATGTTGCCAGTAGTTGTAATTGAACCTGCGCTTCCGTCTAAAGTTATAGTTGTATTAGCGCCTTGATCTTTTAGTATTAAATCTCCACCGTTTGTAGTAGTCCCTGATAAAATCGCATAACTTGTAACCCCAAGTCCTAAGCTTATTGTTCCACCACTTATGATACCTGCATAATCAACAGAATTTAATTCAACTAATTTATTAGAACCTGAATTATCAAACATTCTAATGTAACCTTGAGAATTAGAAGAAGGAGTATTAGAAATAAAAACTTCACTATTTCCACTAGCTTTTATAGTTCCAACAACATGTAATTTTTTACTAGGATCTGTAGTTCCTATACCAATATTACCACCACTAAAAACATGATGCGCGCTACCTACAGTCTCATAATTGGTATAAGTAGAATAAGCGAGAATTGTAAACCTATTTGAAGTATTACCTAATGCTAAAACAGGGTAGACTCCATTAATGGTTAAAGAAACAATATTAGTTCCAGAATAAGCCGATCCCGCTGATCCAATTTTCAGATTTCCCGTAGTTGTATCATCGGCATCACTCCGCAAAAATGAAGTAGCTTGTAAACCGTCTAGCAAATCAGCGTCAAGACCAGAACCTGCTCCGTCATTAACATTATCCCAAACTGTCCTCCAACCTTGTGCGTTATTATTAGCAATTAGCTGTGTTCTAATCTGACCTGCCCCAGTACCAGTCATCTGCACCGCAATGGTGTTACTGTAATAACTATACGGATTTCCATGCCCCATTCTGATAGTATTATACCAGTCTGTAGTAGGAGCTAATTTTGTATCAGTTATGCTGGCGGCTTGTTGATATTCTAAAACGCTACCGGGTGATCCTGTTGTAGCAAATGCGCTACCAGTAACCATGTTAGATTTGTCAGCAGTACCAGAGAGAGTTCCGGAGAATGTAGCTGCTGTAACTGTCCCGCTAAAATTTCCAGCTTCAGAATAAACGTTATTCCAACGATTTCCAGAGAGGCCTAAATCTTTTGTCCCGTTGGAAGTTCCCGGATAGACTGCGCCTGAAGTTATTGTCAGCATGGATGTAGCGTTAGCTTTGAAATATATAATGCCAGCACCAAAATAAATTGATTCATCAGTCGCTAAAGCACTTCCGTTATATATTCCAGAGTAGGTTGAGTCGCTATATATTTTTAATTTAGTTGCGGCAGAACCAATTATCGCATCTCCAAGGACTTCTAATTTTGCACCCGGATCAGTGGTTCCTATACCAACACTACCAGTAGGAAAGGAAACTCTATTGTTAGCTCCCCCGCCATCAGCATAAACACCCATATACTCCGCTGAAGTGGAATTATTATTAGCAACATATAAACCAAATGGGTGACCTGAATCATACCTACTACTTAAAACAGTGTAAAAAGTGCTAGGAGAAGAGCTTGTTTGTAATAACAATTGATCACTGTTATTCTGAACCGTTAAAGGTTTTGACGGACTTGCAGTACCTATACCCAAACGACCTAACTTAGAAAACGTAAATTTATTTGTCCCAGTCGCAGCGGGAGTAGTGCTTGTGGCAAAATCAATTTGTAGGTTTCTGTTACCCCCTATAGTGAGGTATGTATCTTTGCCCGAACCCTCTGCAGCTAAAAACAACGTACTATTGTAACCATCTTGCCCAACAACAGCCAACACATTGTTTTCACTGGCTCTCTCCAAGTGCAAACCAACAGACGGAGTTGCGATACCTATACCAACACTACCAGTGTCAAAAAAGAAATCGCCGCTACTATAAAAGGACATGTAATCAGAATTATGGTTATAGCGTATGAGTCCTTGCGCATTAGCCGCGACATCAGCAAAAAATATTGAACCAGTTCCAGAATTTGAGTTGCAACGAATGGTCATACCAACATCCGTAGCAGCAGAAGCAATTACAAAATCATCGGCAGCAGCATGAGGTGATGCGCCAGCACTTCCTACGTGAAGGAGAGCGTCTGGAGCAACTGTTGCTATGCCGACATTGCCATCCTTAAGCACTATGTAGCGGTTGGTGTTACTGGAATCACCTATTGCTCCATAGTTTTCGTTAGCTGACAGGCGAAGTTTTTCTGCTGTTCCACACTCGAACCGTAAATGCGGTCTGTCACTTGCGCCAGAACTAATTTTAATTCCACTATCAGCACCAAATACCTCAAGCGGATTATCGGGACTAGTTGTTCCTATACCAACATTACCTTCCATACTGATCCGCATCCTCTCCGACCAATCTGTTGTATGGTCCGCCGTGCTGTTTGTATAAAAAGCTAACGCACTCCTAAAATAATTGCCTTCACCAATTTGCACTATCCCAGCAGAGCGTTTTGAATAACCTCCATAATTTGGCTTCCAAGTAATACCGCTACCTAAAGTGTTTGAAGTAGCTGCGCTGTTACCATTAGTAGGGTCAAAATAAAGCTGAACAGTTGAACTCGTTATGTTAGAACCTCTTGTATCTACATTGCCGTTGAATACGTGAAGATTATTAATCGGATTATTTGTTCCTATACCAAGTCTCCCACCGGAATTTGAGCCATCCATTACGAATGTAGATGCAACGGTATTGTTAATCGTACTGAAAGCGAAACCAAAATTACATTTATGCTCTAGGGAAGTTCCTGTATAGCTTCCGAAGCTGCTAAAGCTAACAGACCCATCGCCAAAAGCTATAACGTCAATGTATACAGTAACGTTTGCATTACCAGAAGTATCAGCTTTTATTTGAACTAAGCAGTCCTCATTGTCATTTGTAATTACTTTAACATGAAGCGGAGTATAGTTTCCAGTCTGAGACTTTATAGTGATATCCTTAGAATGGTTTAATAAAACATCTACTTGGGTAGGGATAACAACGTTACCAGTTGTTCCTTTAACAAAAAATCTGAAATTTCCAGCTAGTCCGCCGGGAACGGTATACTCAAAAATAGAAGTATAAGCGCCGCCAGTAAGAGTTATCCCCGCGCCATAGATTCTAGTCCCCGGCTCAAAAGTGTTTGAACTAGGAGAACCCTCAAAGAAAAGGCTGCTGCTTCCTGTTACTTTTAAATCTCCATTTACAGTTGTGCTTACTAGTGATGCCATTTAAATCCTTTTTTTCAATTCCTGAACTTCTTTATATAGTTCTTTAAATCCTCCCAACAGTACAGTCACTGCTCGACTGTAATTTACACTAGAAGGATTACCTTTTTCGTCCTTCTCAACTAGTTCTGGAAAGAGTTCTGCAAGTTCTTCCGCGATTAAACCGATTTCTTTTTTCTTCTTATTTTCTTTTCTATTGTATTTTACTGGGCGGATTTTATTTATTATATCTAAGCTTGGAGTATAGGTTTCAACATTTTCTTTTATAGCGATACTTGAAGTTTCAGTTAAGGTTCCTGTTACTGTAACTCCGTTAGTAGTAGTTTCTAGTTTTTTACTATTATCGTAATATAGGCTAACTGCTCCATTCTGGTCGCCGTCCATCATGGACTCGGTGTCACCTGCGTTTCTGATGACAAAATTAGAGGCTAATATTTTCAGAAAACCAGTACCATTATCGCTTATGTAACTGTTGCTCCCATCGTGGTAAATCTCCAGATCGTCGCTACTACCTATCTTGATTTTTGAATTGTCGTTTAGCTTTAAAGTATTGTTGACTTGGAATCTGTCGCTCTCTACTTGGGCGGTGTAGTTAGCATTATTAACGCCCATATAAATACGGACATTGGAATTTAGGTATGTTGTGCCAGCAGTATGTTGCAGTAGTGCATAGCTTGTAGTGGTGCTTCTGTCTCTGTGAGAAAAGCCAGCGTAATCACCATGACCAAATCCTCCCCCAATTTTAGTCGGGCCAATTAGTGCGTAGTCTGTGTTGCCATCGTTTCCGACTTCAAGTAACTCACCCGGACTAGTTGTTCCTATTCCAACACTACCATCTTTATTGACAATCATCGCGCAGGCATCACTGAAGTCCAACTTCAACAAATTACTACCATCACCATGTCCTTTTGCCCCGCGGTTGCCACCGTTATATGCCCTTATCAGAGCGTGATCTCCATTCCAAGTTGAGTTATCTGCTAGATAAGATATAAAAGGAGAAGTCGCGCTATTAGTACCAACACCTAACCTTCCATAAGCTGAAAGCGTTACTGTAGCATTATTAGTACTAAAGTTGGTAAGTGTGGCGGTATTAGTTAAAGTAGTTCCCGACTCACTTAAAAAGGAAGAGTCTGTTAGGCCGTTTGCTCCCGACCATTTAGCAATTTTCCCACCAGTACCACTACCACTTACATTTCCGCCGCCGTCAGTCGTTTCTATAATGTTGCCGCTTGAGTCAACTGAAAGTTGATAGGCAGCAGTCCCTGTATGAGTTCCCGATCCGTATTTGTTTAATTTTAGTTGTCCTGTTTCGCCTGATAAATCTAACAACCAATCGCTGGCTGAGAATGCCCCTGTACCTGCGTGCCTACCTATACTAAAGTCTGCGCCAGAAGTATTGTTACCGTTGGAATCAAGGTTGATAAAAAGCGCACCATATGTGTTAATCCTTAGATCATCAGCCGCAGCACCCGCAGAATTACGAGATGAAATAGAATGATCCGCACTACTGTTACCATAGAAAGTGATATATTGACCGGCTGATTCAAAGTCAATATCGCCATCTACCGTGAGTAGTCCGTCAACGTAAGCAGTGCCGTCAAGCATAGTATTCCCGTTTACGTATAGCTTGTACGACCCCGGATTTGTTGTGCCTATACCAACATTACCACTACCATCTATTCTTACTTGCTCCGCATCTGAAGTCTTGAATTGTATATAAGAAGCATTATCCCCAATGAAAATTGGCTTGTTTACATTTTGACTATTTCCAGTTGCAAAATAATAACCACTAGAATCTTGCCCTGCTAATATTTCATCATCCCCACCGAATAGATAACTAGCAGCAGACTGTGATAATTTTACCCCGTTAGCTGTAGTCTGAAACGTCTTGGTGTCGTTATAGTAAAGTTCTACTGCGCCATTATTAGTAGCTTTAAGAGCAGTTTCTCCAGAATGAACTTTAATATATACATCACCACTTGCGCCTGCTTGTACAATAACATCACCACTTGAATTTAAATTTCTTAGATATAGATCCCCTGCACCATTCGCATCAATCCAATTATTACCATCGTGGTAAATTTGCAGATCGTTACTAGCTCCCATTATAATTTTTTTGTTGTCTGGGAACTTTAATTGACCTGAGCTTAATGCCATTTGTTCATTGTCTTCAATCTGAAAGACCATCGAGCTTGAACTCTGTCGCGAGTTTATATAAATGTTTGCGTTGTTTCTTATTCGTGAAACTTGAAAACAATTAGCAGCGTCATAACCAACCCTTAAAGTTGCTCTTGATCCCCCACCGGAACCAGCGGTTTTAAAAATATTTAAATAAGAGTCGGCGGCAGCAGAATCAGTAGTACTAGAATTAATAATACTCTGTGAAGCCGCTGTTCCTGTTATGCTTAAAAGAGCATCTATTGTTACGTTCCCATTTAAATATGTAGTTCCGTTATTATATAAATCATAGCTGTTATTTGGAGATCCAATAGATAATTTACCAGCTATATCTAATCCTGACACTCCGGGTTGAGTTGATCCTATGCCAACGTTACCATTAGTATCTATAGTTAATCTTGTATTAGTACTGGAGCCAGTTCCCTTATCAATAATTTGAAAACCTACCCCTTGATCCACCAAGAAATCAAAAACTTGATTGCTGCTATCTAAATCTTCAATTCTTAAAACGGCGTCAGTTCCGCTAGATTTAATATGTAGGGCTTTTGCGGGAGTATTAGAAGCCGCGCAGTTACCCACTATTAGACTATTAATTCTGCCAGTGCCGTTAACGTGTAGTAGGTTGTAAGGACTATTTGTTCCTATACCAACACTACCCGTTGAAAATTCATGCCGAACATCGGATTTATATGTAACGCCTGTGCTCGCGCTAACTACCACTTCGTTAGTTGAATTATTGCCCCCAGCACGTACATGAGTATTATTACCAGATTTTGCACTGACATAGGTATTACCGTCAGCTGAGCTAGTGGTTCCACTTATAATCATGTAATCGCTGGCGCCGGTCATGGCACTTGTCTTTAGGCCGGTATAATCGTTGCTTTGAGAGTATGCGGCTTCGCCCAAAAGCAATCCATGAGTTTCAGCGCCTTTTACCTGCATTGCCCCTAAAGAGGCAGTTCTTACATCAAGAATGTATCCGGGATTAGTTATTCCTATACCAACATTGCCATCTTCTAATATCCGTACTAATTCTGTGCCGCCTCCACTTGCCCCATTTGTATAAAATCCAAAATATCTATTGGTATCATCGTTATCAGTATCGATGTTGAAAGTCATATTCTCATAAGCATTAATATGAGCTGAACTGCTGTCTGCAGTTCCTATATTGACTACCCCGTATTTTATATCTAAAGTGCCGTCGGCTTGTATCCGCATCTGTTCAGTAACAGAAGTTGCGTTATTGGTCGTTAAAAATGCCAGATATCCACTAACCGCACTATTGGTATTAGACTGAACTCCTCCTCGAACTTCGGAGTAAACCATGTTAGCAGTACCATCATTATCTTTCCCTGTAAACTGAAGGTATCCCAATGGTGCACCATTAGCGGGAGAAGCGCTGTTGTTGTAAAGCTTTAATGCTGGAGCATTGTTGGTCCTCTCAAGTTTCAAAGTATCTCCAAAGACATGGAGCTTTGAGTCGGGACTATTTGTTCCTACTCCAACATCAGCCCCGCTAGGACCGAGAGCTATTTTTGACGCAGATGCACTTGTATCAATACTAAAAACCCCATCATTATCAACCCACCTTAAAAAGGCATCACTATTAAAATATAATTGCGCTCTTTTCGCAGCGGGAGCTAGTATGGATATGCCAGCATGATCGGAGCCTTCAACTATGAGCTCGTCTGCACCGGTGAGAAAAGTTTGACTACTGGCGCCGCCGCGAACATATAATTTTGCTGTATCGGGATTTGTTGTTCCTATACCAACCTTGCCATCAGCCCTTTTTATTGTTAATATACCGGTTTGGACGTTGTCCTCTACCTGCTCTATATAAAAATTGTTTGTTGATTCTTCGTATTTTAATTTAGTGCCGTAAGTGGATGAGCTTCCGTCTTGGAAAAAAATACCTTTAGTAGTCGAGGTGGGGACCTGAATTGATAATATATCCGCTGGATCATTTGTTCCTATTCCAACGTTACCGTCAGATGTAAATCTAACCACTTCCTCAAGCGCTGTAGCGCCAGTATTTTCTAAAGAAAAAGCTAAGTCGGCTGCTGCATTATTATTGGCATTTCTTATAGAGGTTATTCTCGCGCCGTATCTGTTATTAGTGTTAGTAGTAGACGTCTTTAAGAATATAGAAGCTCCGTAGCCTACTGCGCTGTGAGAAAGTTGGCAGAAAATATGGTTATCACCTGCGGAATTACCTTCTCCCCTAATAGTTACTTTACCATTTAGATTTGAATCTGTGCCTATGCCTATAGTACCATTATCAAATATATTAGAATTACCAATAGTATCGGTATCAGTCCATCTTGCGATATAGTTTGTAGTGCCGCTTCCATCTACAACTCCTGACCCTAAATTGCCCTCAATGACATTACCAGAAGAATCTACCATTAACCGATAGGCTGCGGTTCCCGTGTGAGTTCCGGAGCCGTAAGTGTTAAATTGTATAGCGCCACCATACTTAAACATTACGGCAGCTGTTGATTGGTTTGGCATGAAGGTGAAATCACCCGTACCTTCGCTATATCGTATCCGACCCGCAACGCTTCCAACATTGTTATACCAATCGATATCCATGTTGGTAGCGTTAGTAGTATTTTCTATAACAATTCCAGCTGTATTAGTGCCTTTTATATGCAGTGGTTTATCTGGGTCAGTTTCCCCTATACCGACATTACCGTCTTCTTGGATATATAGAGCGTCTACAAGACTATCACCAGAGTTAACTGTAAACAATAGATCGCCTGTAGCTGCGCCACCGGGAGCAGTAGCTAAAGATCTTATCCTTGCAGCAGTATTAGTAGCTGCCCCCGTACTTACGCTGCCACCCCCAAATAAAATATCTTGGTTACCGCTGGACCATGTATTTTTTAAAATTATATTAGCTCCATTGTTACCAAAAGTTCCTTGTCCTTCAACATGCAGCTTTGTACTGGGAGTTGTTGTCCCTATACCAACATTCCCACCATTATCTATCGTTACTTTAGTTGAACCTGAAATCTGAAAAGCTAATTCAGATTCGCCTGTTGCTCCATTATTATAAATATTAGCGTTAGTATTATTAGCTGCATTTAGAAATTGCAGTTTATTGCCAGAAATTATCCTAAGCGCAACGCCAGATGAATTAGCCGTGTGAATATCTAAAGGTGCAGAAGGGGCGGCGCCTATGCCAACACTGCCTCCCATAATGTGCATAGTTTCAGTATCACTCCCTGCTACCATAGTACTGAATGTCAAACGGCCATCTTCTGTCCCGCCAGTATTATCAGCAATAAATGTTTCTATAGTACCGTAACGTGTGTTATTATTTCCGCTATCATTACCGTCGAAGTAAAGGAAACCAATTAAGTCGCCGTCACCATTTCTGTCTGATCGTAAGGTTAAACCTGCTTGACCAGCACCATCATTTTCAAATAGTATTTCTAAAGCAGAAGCGGAATTTTGATAAATGTGAAGCGGGGCGCCGGGACTATCTATACCTATGCCAACGCTACCATCCACAAAAAGATTCGCATTATTAACCTTAACATCACCAACGGGGTTTAAATTAATGTCGCCTGTTCCACCGTAAATATAAGCGTGTGCAAAATTTGAATTATTTTGACCAACAATTAAGTTATTGCTGTCAGTAATACCAACTAAAGTGGCTAGAGCTCCTCCTGAAGTATATCCGTAATGATAATTATTATTGCTAATTAAAGTACTGCCAGCGACATGTAATTTTTGAGCTGTAGTTAGAGTACCTATACCGACATTACCCTGTAACCCTATATGAGTTTCTCCGGTTTGTCTGATTATTACGTCGTCTCCATTCGAAGCAGCGTCAATAAAGAAGTTGCCATTCGAATCGAGCATTCCAAAGTAAGCTGTATAATTATTTGTTCCGCCAGAAGTCTTGAGGTCAATACCAGCCCAGTTACCGGTGCTATTATTTTCTAATTTTATTTGACCTAAATCAGTGACAGCCAAATGACGACCCGGACTTGTTGTCCCTATGCCAACATTGCCGTCAGATATAATTCTAACAGCCTCAACCCCATTACCTGCTTGGAACGCAAGGCTATCATCAGGATTAGTATTACCAATAGTCATAAGACTAGTGGCATCACTATATTTTATTTCGGCTCCTGTAGCATCGTTTGGAGAAGCAAAAATAATTCTGGAAGTGTTAGCTGCTGCGGTAGCAATAGTAATTCCTGCGTTTCCATTTCCTTCGACTATTAAAGTATCCGCTGTTGAATCATAAGCGAATGAGCCCGGGTTAGACTCACGAATATGCAGTTTGCCAGATGGAGCATTTGTTCCTATACCAACATTAGCTCCATTCATTCGCATTATCTCATTATTATCAACCTTAAATATCTGAGCACTATTTGCTTGGGCGTTGCCTTCGTCAGCAGAGACAGTAACTTGGCCGTTGTCGGCAGTAATCATCGAATAGTTGCTGGTATCTAAAGTATCTTCCAGTCTTATCCGAGGGGCTTGAGCTGCTATATGAAGAGAGGCAGCCGGAGTAGCAGTTCCTATACCAATAGCAGTACCACTTTGTGCTATAACGGAATCCCCAAGGGTATCCCCATCTTCCCACTTCGGTACATAGTTGGCTGTTCCGTTTCCGCCGACACCAGAAAGCACATCTTCAACTAATTTCCATTGGGGGCCATCTTCTTTACTTGTTAGAACGTAACCGTCGACTCCGGTGGAATTTGTTGAGTCGTAGAGATAACCGCTGATTATAGCGTCGCCAGCAACATGAAGCCTGTGCTCTGGTGATGCATTATTGATTCCGACATTACCATCGGTATTTATTAAAAACTGAGAACTTCCACCTTTTTGTATTTGAAAATTATTGTCGCCGTTGCCTGCGAATGATCTATCTAGAATAAAGTTATGGTTACCATTACTATCTGAATCTTGATCTGCTACTATTTTACAATTAAGATCGTCTACATGAAATTCTATATCTTGAGCGGTATCTCTTCCAACTACTAATCTAGCTCCGTAACTAGGAGCTGCCGTAACATCTAATATTCTAACTTGCCCTCCGTAAACATGGAGCTTTCCGAGAGGAGCCGTTGTCCCTATGCCGACATTGCCGTCAGCATTAATTCGCATCGCTTCATCAGCTGCGCCAATTCCATCAGTTTTAAAACGAACATAATCTTTTGTGGCAAGAGTAATTCCATATCCGGTGTGAACTGCATTAATTTCAAATTGGTTAGTCCTGTCGGCTCCTCCGCCAGTAGCTCCCCAGAAATTTATATATGCTGTTTTAGGATTATTTGTTAGACTTATGGTTGGGCCAACCGCATCATTTTGCCTAATATGTAATATTGTTCCCGGAGTAACTGTTCCTATTCCAACCTTACCATCGTTTTTAATGGTCATCGCTTGGGTCGAAGTATTCACCCAGAACGACATATCTGCATTACTATATTGTAAGAGCTTGACCTCACCACTATTTCCAAATTTTTCAATAGTAAAATAATCAGTGCCACTAAAGTCAGCTCCGTCTGCGTCCAAGAATAAACGAGCAAACCTACTTGTCGCCGTAGCGTGACCTAAAGAACTAAATCCGCCGCCTGCTCTTTCGGAGGCGGTTGATTGATTTGTTCTAAATATGGCATGGGTATAATTAGGGCCAGCGACAGTTAAAGCAGCTTCTGGAGCATTTGTTCCCACACCAACGTTGCCATCGCTATTAATAACAAGCCTATTAGCTCCGGCTAAATCTATACTAAATCCGGCGTTTGAAACTCCAACAATAGCGGGAATAAAGTCAACCGTGTTACCTCCGGCAAAATTGCTGTTTAGACGTAGTCCTTTTTGCCCACCGCTTGTTATATAACTCTCTAGCTTTCCCCCGGGATCAGTTGTGCCTATACCAACATTACCGTCTGCGCCATTTATAGTCATAGCGTAACTGTAAGTGCCTCCTGTCCTACTTAAAAAACGTAAATCTGTATCATTGTTAGTTGGGCCAATTAATCCATTTGTCCCGTCAGATCCTATATTAATACCATTATTGCCATCAGCAGGAGTAATACGTAAGATTTGATTGGTCATCGCTGTGCCATTAGCGCTCCCATCACTGTTTACGTGAAGAGGAGTTACTGGATCATCTGTTCCTATACCAACACTGCCATTAAAAAAACTGGTAGCCCCTATTCTTGCATGAGTTGTTGTTAACGGTGCTGTGCCTGAATTTGTAATAGGCCCGATCTCTACATCGGTGTGACCAAAAAATGTGCCAAGCCCATCGGAGATTACTATTGCGCCGTGATTGGAAACACTATTACCCGGCACTTTAAGGTAAAGGTAATCCCCAAGCGCTGAATACCAGCTAGAGAGCAAAACATCGTGAGTTGTGGCATTTGTCCAAGCAGACTCATAACGTCTTAACATTGTTCCTGAGCCGAGTGTCACAATGCCATCAAAATAGCTCGTCCCATGAACATACAGACCGTAGCTACCACTATGTACGCCTCCCACACCGAGTCTGTTTAAAATATCAACATCGCCATCAGCCTTAACAACTACACGACTTGTGCCGCCTTGGTCTAGAGTCAATAGGTCCCCAGAACCATCACCCCGCACATGAAGAATCTGACCCGTAGAAGAGGCGTGATCGGATCGGATTGATACAGCAGCATTAGTTGCTGTCCCCGTGTGAACCTCATTTGTATAAAAATACCCTACTGCTGCGGTTGTAGATGAGCCAACTGCGTGAAACGCCCTTGAAGTAGAGTCTCCTTTAATAAAAAGTTTAGCGGATGGCGTAGTTGTTCCTATGCCAACATCGCCGTCATTATCTATAGTTACCTTAGTCGCTCCCGCAATTTGAAAATCTAATTGAGCTACTCCTGACGCTCCATTATTATATATACTTGAGTTAGTGTTATTAGAGCCATTTAAAAACTGCATTTTATAGCCAGCAGTCACCCTAATGCCAACACTATCCCCATTCGCAGATTGGACGTCTAGCGGGGCAGCAGGAGCAGCTGTACCTAAACCAAAATTGCCGCCATTATTTATGTAGCTGTTAGCGTCAGCCTCAGCTTCGAAAAGAACTTTTGTGGTTCCATTAAGGTCTGCTAACAATAGCTGACCATCTCCATTAGCATCAGTTCCTAATAAAGCAGAAAGACTATCGTCAGCAGCGTAAGCTCCAAAATGCTTAGAGTCCCCTTTTATAGCAAGTAACCGTTGTGGGCCAGCTGTACCTATGCCAACATTAGTTCCATTATCAACTAAAACTCCCGTTGTTATAGTATCTTCATCAGACCAACGAGCTACATAATTAGCAACGCCGGAACCTCCGACGCCAGATAAAACAGATTCAATACTTTTCCAATTAACGCCGGTTGTTCCTTCGTTGGTGAGGACCATCCCTCCCTCTCCAATGGAATTATTAGAATCATAAATGTTTCCAGATATACCCAGCTTGTTAACATTAAGCCTATTACCATTAGTAAAAGTTAAATCAGCATCGCCGCCGAAAGCTCCTGCATTATTAAACTGAACTTGAGTATTCGCGCCGCCGGGAGTACCTCCTCCACCTCCGCCACCAGCTAATTGATTCCACTGAGAAGTGCCACCTGCCGTTCTCCTCACCCATTGAGTCAAGTTACCCGTGTCGATTAGATACGCGCCATCCAAAACACCTGTCGGTTTTGTATCCGAGGTGTTTACCGTAAATCTATCTCCTGCGTATCTTGTAATTGCCATAACTATGAAAAGTTAAATTTAAACCCGTAAAAAGCTCCACTGTTGTACTGCCCATCATTAGTATTAAAATATATTTTTATGGTATGTTGTACTCCAGCCTCCATATTTTGCAACGGGTTAACTGGCGTAGTAAAAGTCGCTTGTCCTCCTGCTGTCGTATAAGATCTTCTATTATCTTGGTCAACCTTAGTGTTAAGTTGATTTCGATTTTCATAATTAATTGCAGGGGGGGTTTGAGCTCCGGCCGAATTGAATAACTTAACTTGATTCATGTCCCAAGGATTGTCCTCATCTCCGCCGGGGGACTGGCCCTTGCATATATGGATGTCATTTACTGCCAAATGCATTTTTTCAAAATCTGAACTATACTTCTCTCCTAAGCCAGAAACTGTGATTGATAAATTTGAAGTGGAATTTAGCGTAAAAGACCCCTCTGCGTATCCACTTTGAATAAAATGATTAAAAACGTCCTCATAATATTTTTCGCTAGGTGAATTAGGACCGCTGTAAGTATTTTCTCTGGATAAATCCAGTACAGTTGTTTGGTCAGCCTCAAAAAACAAATTTAATTCTCTTCCATCGTTTTCTACGATGAAAGGATTACCTCTATGATAGCCTTCTAAATTATTCTGACTGTAGCCTTCTAACAACCAGCCGAAAAAAGCGTTAGAGTTATCCGCTGTCCTATTTGATAAATAGTTGAAATAATAATCTTCGTCATTTACTGTATAAGGATGAGCGCTTTGGGCTATCGCTGAGAAAAGAGGGCCATTACTTGATATAACTTCCCCGGCCCCAATATTAGATGCAGTATTATAATATAAATAAAGATCCCAATCGATTCTGATTTCCTCATCGCTTGGATTGCTTCCTTTCCAAAAGGCAGTTGGAAAATTAACACCCATTAGAATACGTACCCTGTGATTGCCGAAGCAAATATAACTTGATCATAACAAACGAACGTATATACGTTAGTTCTTGCGCCATCTATGTGAGGAGGACCTCCAGTCCCTCCCCACTTAACATAAGATCCCGAGGCAAATGTAGGCAGTATAGACGTTGACGAATCAGTATTTTTAATATACATAGTCAAAGTTTGACCATGGAGAGCATTAGTAAAATTATAGTTTCTATCCGTATCAATACCTACTTTCTGGATATTTGATAAGCTCCAGTTTATATTAGTTCCGCCGCCAATATCATTTACAAGATGCCTTGAAGTATTTTCTATAATTATATCTTCTACTGTTAAATCTCCTCCGGTATTAGTTAAGTTGCCCTGAACAGTAACAGGTCCATTTAAATCTATTTCAGTAGATCCGTTTATTTCTACTTCAGGCGCCGTTAAAGATACTTTAGCGTTATTATTAACAGATATGCCTCCTGCAGCGCTCCCTATGTTCCCCCCATCTTGAAAAGTTATCTCAGAACCAACATTACCAATATTATTGTCCTGCATGTTGATGTCACTAGCCGCGTCGTAATTCCATGGAGTAGTTGCTGAGTCGAAGGCTACTCCACTCCCAGTCACGATAAGACCGTCAGATTTTCTAACTTGAAGGTAAGGAAATGAAGCTACGTCAGTGTTTGATGCATTTACCCAATTATCGTCATTGTTATTAAAATAAATATCTTTATTAACTCCTGATAAAGTGCCCGCAGGAAAACCTACGTAGGCTGAGTTATCACCCGTAAAGATGAAATCTGCTAATTCTTTTGTGGTTATTTTCTTAGTGGTGTACGGACCAGTTGAAGACCCGGCGCCAACAGGGAGAAGATAGAAGCCACTTACAGCTTCATTTGTTCCCATTCCTACTAATTGAGATATTTTTTTATTTGCCATTTCGCCTTAAACCTTATATTAATATACACTCTTTTAATATGGAGGAAGTAGATTTGTTACCAATAGAGTGTTGTTTTCTTGTTGTAAATAAAATCCATCATTGCCATCTCCCTCCAAAAGGATAAAATCCTCCACTTTCTCCATACCTAAGACCCCACTAATAAAGAGGCCATTTGTTCTATCATCCGGGTTTATCTCTACATTAAAGTTCGCTGAGAAAGTTTTGTTGGGTCCAATAGACGCCCCATAAGAGAAGTTCTGTAACTTAGCCCCTTTAAAGGTATATCTTAGAGCTTCTTCTTGGGTGTTGATCGGAATTTTTCCAGCGTTAATTGGAGCTAAAGTAGGCTTTTCGCAATTTTGCGGATCTACTTTGATAGTAAAATCATATCCGCTATTTATAGAGATCAGATCTACAAGAGTACCGCTATTACCTGATTCAACTAATGCGTCTATGGAAAGATTTGCATATATAGTACTAGTAGCCCTATTATCTACAGGGAACCTATATCCTAAATTACTTAGCTCTTGCCTATTTAAATCCATAGAGATGCTATATCCCTGTATATGGAGTTTGTCAAAATCTACACCAAGCCCTGAAAAAGAATCAGTTGTTAGAGTTATGTCTCCGGGAGCAAGGGCAGCGTAACCTTCTTCAGCTAAAGTTTTAGGTATAACAACCTCTCTCTGGGGGCTGATAGTCCCACTTTTAGTTTCTATTCCCGGCGCTTGAAAACCGCTACCGCTCATGGTAAAAGAAGCATTATAAGCTGTATAAGAAACTGAAGCAGAAGGCAAACCACCTACTGCAGCGCTGGTTGAATAAGAATTTAAATAACAGTTTCCAAATCCTATAACGTGATAATCTGGCGAATTAGGATCTATAGACTGATGCTCGTCAGGCTGATTAAAGTCTTCTTTAAATTGTCTCCCGTATAAGTCATTTCCTTCTTGATTTACAACGACATATATATTCTTTCCGTCTCTATATCTATTTAATGGAAAGTCTTCCCAAATCTTTCTGGCCTCATCGTTCTTGTTGGGGTTAAAAAATCCCGATAAAAGAGATACTTGCTCATTGTCTGGATAGTAAGATTGACCACTAAACGGATAATTATACAAAGGGTAATTTACATTCAGTCCAAGTCGTGCCTCATTTTTGGTACCGCACAGTAAATAATTAAAATTAACATTAACCGTGGGATGGTTAATTATAGGTCTATCAACTAGACCGCGTTGATTAATTTGAGTAATATCCGTGTGAGGAACATTGATAGAATAAGAAACAGATTGAACCCTGTCTATTGGATTCAACCTGTTAATCTTTTGAACTAAATTGGAGTCGTCGTTTACCGGTAAAGGCTCATAATAATTAAAAAAGTTTTTACCACTTTCTGGAGCAGGTCCTAGAAATAAAGCCTGACAGTTGTAAATTACAGTTGGCTTTGCCATTACGCATCTCCTTCATAAACGCTCGCATAAAGTATTCCAGCTAAGAAGTCATCAACTTGATGTTCCAGCGCAACATCTTGAATCTTTTTAACTCTTTCGTGGTTTCTGTCTGTGGGTTCGGCTGCGTACCTTCCGGCTTTTGCCAACCAGTTCTCTGGATCTTCGTTAGCTATAACTATATTTGTTATTTCTCTAGCTACTTCTTTTTGCTGCTTGCTTAACCTTTTTCTACTATGAATCTGCCTCAATGAGGCTTCTACTTCTAAGTTTAACTTGTCTGATAAATTTAAGTTATCTTGGATTTTAGTTAAACTAAAATTAAGGGCGGCCTTAGTTCCTATGGGAGTTTTAGTATCCGTCTCTTTTGGGGTATTGCTTCCTGCAGGCCTCCCGCTCATCTGAGGACCTTTAGCGCCGCCAATAATAGGCTCATAAAGTCCTTCGTTTCTCAGCTCTTTAAATTTACGCTGAGACTCAAGCGATTCTTCTTCAGTTGGAAAGCGCCCAGATTCTATAGCTTGAACGCCTTCTTCTGGGGTGAGAACCCCTAATTCAATAAGTCTGCTATAAACTCTTGAGTAAACTGAAGTGTCTCTCAAATCAACATCCTCAAAGTGAGCGTTGGGATAATTTTTAAAACCCATTTCCTTTGATATGCGTCTTATCTCAGGCATCAAGAAGTTCTCTAAAAATACTCTACGTGCCTGTTTTAAGCGCTCCATGAATACCTGAACCTTAATACTAGTGTTAGCAAATTTTTCATCGCTAAGAAGAATGTTATTAAGACCCATTTGTATATCTTGATTAACAACGTCGTATTTTCGGGGATCTAATATATTAGCAATATCAGGAATAACAAATTTAGCATCAGTAGTATAATCCGATATCAGGACACGACCAACGGACTCATTCTCAAATAGCTTCTGCATGGCCATGAGATTTCTTTGATTAACTCCGCCGTCTTGAGGCTTCGCCCCCATCGTAACTAACAGAATGGCTTGGTTGGTAGTACGAGCTACAGCCATATCCATTTGCTTCATTTCCTGCTTCCAGTTTATATCCTCTAGCACTGGATAACCCATCGGAACTGCAAACGGTTCATAGTCTTGCTTTTTATAGAAAACAGCTATGAGTTTATCCGTGTCCAACGGAATAGTCACCGCGCTCATACCTACGCGTTTAGTATCATTTATTAAGTCTTTCGTTTGCTGAGGTAAACTGTCAAACACTTCTTGCTGCTCCTCTGTTTGAGGATGTCTTAGAAGCTGTAGTTCGTAATCAGTCACAACTTTATAATAAACGCCTGTGCTGAAAGAAATGCTTCCTTGAAGCTGTATGTCAGAAGGGTTAAGAATAATATACTTAGAAGGTATCTGCAATTCTTCTGAGGCTTGACTCAGACCAAAAGTTTGGTTTATTTTAAATGCGTCAGACTTTTCCATCTTTGCATCAAATCTGTGCATGAATACATTTCCTGATCTGTAGTACTCTCTAAAGAATCTACTTTGAAGATCGTCAATGTTTATCTTTTTAAATAAAGTGTCAAAGAACTCTCTCGACTTCCTGCTGCCCCCCGTATAATAAAGATCGCTGATAGAGAATTCTGTCATTAGATCTATAGTATTTCTGAATACAGAGAAATTGTAATAAGCCTTTTGACACAGAATAATTGTATCCCGAACATCAATATTAGAGTTATTGCTGACTCCATGGGAATACTTGAACGGAATCATGCCGTTATCGATATTCCTGAATCTATCTGTCCGCGGGATATCGGCAGCAGCGTTTCTGCGTCGACCTGTCTGAGAGGCTTTTGCTTCATGCATTGCCATCAGTGGTTCCGCACCTTGTTCCGTTTTCTTCCTTACAGCCATAATTTACTTTAATTTTACACTTAACCTAGCATTCTGGGAGTAAAAGTGTGATTAATTTGTTCAACTTGAGTATTTTTAAGATCATTATAAGCCTTAACCGCCCAGTTTCCTAACATTAAAGTAGTGTAATTATCCTTTCTAGCACGGTTAGCGGAAGTGCTTCTTTTTAAATGCTGGGGAAGATCAAAAGTCTGAACTCCTTTCGCTGTGGTTTTAACCTCAACTAACGCGCATTGTTTTCTGGTCTGATAAATTATGTCATCTTGGAACTCAATCAAGTCTCCCTTATTTTCATAAGGCATGAGCTTGACAGGAACAGCTTGGGCCGAAGCCTTGTCAAAGAAGCTGCCGCAAGCGGCGGTTCGAGAAGCGAACCAAATCCTTTTATGATCTATGGAAGCCTGAAGATACTCATTAGCCTCGCGAAGAAAAGTACTTGAAAATAACTGCTTGAAACAAATAACGTTTTCTTTTACATTATACTGGCTTTTAGCCTTCATAAGCATTTGTTGGTAATCGTTTCCAGTCTTATCGCTATTAAAATCAAAAAACTTTAAGTTCATCTTAGCGTCTCTAAAGAGCTCTGACTCGTTCGCGCTATCTATAAATTGATATCCAGCGTTATCTATAATTAATAACTCTATTTTAAAGCTGGTCATTAAGTAAGAAAGATATTTTATATGGTCTTTCAAGTCTCCGCCTGCTACGGCATAGGCATGAACTAATGTAGATTCATTACCTTTTTCTTCATCCAGCTCCAAAACAGACATGGCAAAATAATCCGAACTTGGGCTGTTACTGAAACTCGGGTCGATAGCTAAAATATATTTTTTTTCAGGATCTCCTTTTATTAAAGTATGCTGTTTCTCTCCGTCCGGAATAGTGCAGTCATGCATTTTCTTCGCGCTAAAATAACTATCACTTCCATCAGTGAACTGAGCGCAATACTCTCTTTGGAAAGAGGAATTCGACGAGCCTCCAGACTGCGCCTCCTCAATAACTGTGCTATCAATCATATCAGAGGGAATAGAATCGAAAGCCATCTGAGATATAAAATAATTAGACTGTTGTATATCCTCAGAGTAAATATTATTCATCCACTCTTTGTATGTTTTATACAGGTTCTCAAAACTAAAACTGGCAGAAGACAAAGCTATCATCTTGGAGTTGTTCTGAAATTGAACCCTATCTTCTTCTTTCATGTCACCTTTTTTGATTAGCTCGTCCTCCATTTCTCGTATCTTGATACGTTCAGCCATATCTTGAGGAGCGACCAAAAAGGGCATGAGTACTGTTTTGATAGTCTCCTCTGGTAGAAGTAAGAACTCGTCAAGGACTAGAATGTTAGCGCGGAAACCACGAATCTTTTCTCCACTAAGGGGGATTGCTGTAATCGTGCCTTCATTTATTTTCCACTCAAACTGATCGTTACGTTTAGATTTAGCTCCAAAAGCATGAGCTAACATTTGCGCCTCTTTCGATTCGACTATTTTTTCCAAGTTATTGAATATGAATCTAGCGGTACGAAAGGTAGGTCCAGCAATTAGTATCTTAGTTCTAGGCTCGAAAATACATTGTAAAAAACAATATACGGCTGCGATGAAACTCTTGCCGCATCCACGTCCCCATACGCACATGCTAAAGTTACGGTTGAAAAAAGCTTTTAGCGTTATCTCTTGATATAGGGCAAGCTTAATCCCGGAAAGAAGCTCGGTGGTAAATCCCAAATTAGCCCGCATAAATTTAGCTAAACTAATCTTAGCTTGCCGATCTGGAAGCTCTCCTTTTAGATCAAGCAGCTCTTGATTTAAATTCGGAATAGGTTTTGAATATTTTTCTGGGCAGTACCACATTATAATAATTTTAGATCATAAGCAAGCTGGAGGTCGTGCTTTTCTTTCAATACGTCTGACAATAAAAGTTTTTTTATGATCCTCACGCACTCTTTTCTACCGTTAACGAAAAGAAACTGTATATGAGGAAACTCTTGGATCAAATCTCTTACATTGTGAAAAATAAAATCAGGAGTCACTCTAGTGTTCTTCTTGTAGACATAAGGAAGTCTGTTAAAAGCTAGACACTCATCAAGCTTCCTTTCTACTAATATTACCATATAAGCATTTTCTTCTGCGGCTCTATTTATTTCATTTTTAAATCTTTCTAAGCCGGAGCTTAGAGTGCCTATCAAATCGGGAACAGATTTTCTCTCAATATATGTATTATGAGTTTTTTCCTTGTCGTTTAAACAGTAGTCTCCAAACTTCAGACCTTTGACTTCGGTTGGAAAATCATTTATCTTCAATGGGTTCTGCTCTCGAGAGTCTATATAAATTAAATGCTCACTTGAAAAAGTCTCTTCATACTCTTTTTTAATGGGGATGTTTTTAAACTTATTCTTATAGCCTATCTGTTCGCAAAGCTTATAATAGCTGTCAAAAATAACTTCATAGTAAGATATAGGAGGTATAGGAAGAGTTCTAAGCTCAACTTGGGTAGGAGTGTATTTTAAATTTTTTTCAGTTTTTCTTTTCTCAAGGATATCTCTACAATATTCCTGAGCCTTTTCTATAGGAATTCTTTTCAACCAGTTCTTTAAATTTCCTTTGCTGTTAAAATCGGAAGCAAAGTACTGGTCTTTATTTTTAAATTTTATTAAATGTCCTGTATGTAAATCTTTCCTTGGGTAATGCTTATGGTAATAGTCAGCGATAGACAATTTATGAGCCTTCAGATGAAGATGAAGACCTTTATCTTTTTCAAATTCTTTCCCACATTCTTGACACTTAACCATTTAAAACTTCTTCTTCGCTGATGCCCATAATACGCGATTTTATATCCTCCATAGAGCTTAATCTCTCAATCTCCGCGGATACATTTTTCTTCCGTATCTCTGCGATCTTTATCATTTTATTCCTAGATTCTTCATCTTTCCAAAGTTCTACAAGGTTTAGTATGGAGGCAGATTCTTGTAAAACCTTACTGAGCCTTTGACTTCTTTTTTCTTTCAACTCATTAAGGAGTTTAGTCTGTCTATTAACGCATTGATTGTATTCGGTTTGCGCGGTGTTGATTGCCTCTACTAAACTCATAGCCATCCTGCGCCCCTCGGTATCTTCCGCGTTTTGATCTAGTAGGGTTTGCAACCTTTCCACTCTCCTTTGTATATTTGAGGCTATAACTACCTCCGCAGAGAGTACTATGTACTGATCAACCTCCTCTTGAGAAAGGTCGGACTTGTCCCAAGTATATCTAACAAAGCTACTCTCAAATAACTCGCGATCCGTCTCGATTGCATAGGTACTAATTTGATGTAAGAACCTGAACGTATGCATATAAGCAATTAAGGTGTTCATGTTCTTTTTTATCTTAGGGGTTATTTTTTCTTTATCTATACCGTTGTGTACGTATTTATTAACCCTTACTATCGCTCTGGATTCTGACTTAGGCGGAGCGTACCCTCCATCTACGGGGACTTCGTCATTAGTATCTGAGTACTTAATTTGATTAGGAAGTTCGTTAATATATTCTGCGACTACCTTGTACCTTAAATCTAGAGCTGCTATTTTATTATCTTCAAAAATTAAACGGGCCATATCCATAGGTTTCATGGCGCTACAATTATTATCTATAAATTCTTTTTGGTCTTCTGTCAGCTCGACTTTTTCTTTTGGGTAATACTTGTGAGAAACTTTTGCGTTTAAGCTCTTCTCGGCTAAAAACTTTTTTACTGCTCTTCCGTATTTAGATCTACCGTCTACCATCTCCTCTGGTATATCGGGAAATACAAGTTTTATTAGTTCCTTAATGTAAGGGGGGTCATCAGTTCTTTTATTCCACTCTTCTAGAATGGCTAACTGCTGGCCTTCGCTAAGATCTATATTTTTAGACTTCATATTATTTCAACCTCGCCGCTGTGTATTATTTTTTTTACTTTTTGTATTATGGCCTTTTTGACATTTTTAATTTGTTTATACCCCGGAACTCTATTTTTCTCATTAGTCTTATAACCCATTAGAGTGGCAGCTTTTTCCTCTGAAAGATTGTCTATGTATAAAGCTTTGTATATTTTCCATTCCGCAGGTTTTAAAATTTCTTTCATTTTTGTATTCAACTTATTCATGAGTGACATTATATCTATATCGCTATATTCTGCTGAATTTATTTCATACTCATGATCATTTATGGATACTGGAAGTTTGGCATCATAAGCTTGCTTTCTAGTCCTCACCCAATTCGCAAATAGTGGACAAGCTTCGGATTGCTTGCCGTAAATGTAACATAGATCCCCAGACTCGGCCGCTGCACATTTCAAACATGGACGACAGTAATTCCCGTAATTGTTACGTATCAGATTTTTTATTTGATTGGATATAATCCTATTGATCCAAGGATTAAGAGGTTTTTTAGGGTCATAAAGATGCCATTTTCTAAAAATATGAATTCTTAGAATCTGCGAGACATCGTCGAAATCCATCCAAGCAAGAGCCGTCAAGTTCCACTTAGACTTTCTTTTTTTTATTTCGACATCTATCTGTTCTATAAAGTCTTCAAACTGAGGTTTACGTTTGGGCATCGTTAAAGCGGGATGACCCAGCGTCTCTTAGAAAATCTTGCGCAATAGTTTCTTTTGAATAGCTTGAGTCTACCTCCCTCTGATAGCCGTCGTCTATACTGTTTGGATTTGACCCCGCAATGTCTTCCAGTCTAGTCGGCCGCACCCTTCTCTCTCCTTGAATTTCGAAATCTAATTTACTCATATTCGTAGAAAAGTACTCCTCTTCTTCTTCCTCAATTTCTACTCTTGCTACACTGGGTACGGGTTTAAATACTTTCTTAGCTGGAGCTGCGCTAGCCGTAGAAGTAAATGAACTGCCGCAGCTAGCACAAAACTTTGGCTTGTTCAAAGAATATTCAGTACCAGAACCACAAGATAGACAATACATTTTCATAAATATGATTACACAAAATATATTATTAAAAAATAAAGGTTTTTCAAAAAAAGTGTATTACATAATAGGTATGCAGGATTCCAAATTCACTAATGCGGACGGCGTAGAATACGAATTATTATGGAAAAAACCGCATTATAAATATAACGCAGAGGGACTTTGCTGTTCTCCTGAAGCAGAAAACCCCCAAATACTAATAGACCCCAACTTAAAAGATCGGCGCAAAATGAGCGTCTTAATAGAAGAAATAACTCACGCCTTCTTTTGGGAAAAAAGCGAAAGGGAAGTAAGGAAGTTCTCCTCTACGTTATCTAAATTAATTCAAAAAAATATCAATAAGTCTCGTTCTCGTTAATTTTTGTAACTATAAATTTAGTTAGTTCTGACCTTACGATATCTTCTTCGTTGAACTCAAAAGTATGAATACCCATTTTCTTACTCTCTTCGTCATCGAAAATATCAAAGAGTTTTAAAAATCCTCCTCTATTACCATTTTTTAAATCAGTCTGCATAGGATCGGCCATAATAAAGCATCTAGAATATTTGCCTATTCTGGTTAGTACTGTAACTATTTCCCTGAAAGAACTATTTTGAGCTTCGTCTAATAAAATAGCCTTACCGTTCCAACTCATTCCTCTGGCAAAATTAACGGGATGTATAGAAACTCTTTTTTCTTTTTGTAGCTTTTTTACAGTTTCCTCGCTTAGAAGTTCATCCAACTTGTCCATAAACGGCAAGTTGTAATAATGAAGTTTTTCATCTGCGTCTCCGGGAAGAAAACCTAATCGAGAATCAGAACTTTCTACTGCGGAGCGCATATAAATGACATCAGATACTTTTGAGTTGTTTAGTAATTGAAGCGCCGAATAAACAGCAGTTAGAGTTTTTGAGCTTCCTGCTGGACCTTTACATAATATTAACCTTGTAGATCTATCTAAAGAAATGTCTATGAAACGTTTTTGTTTTTCTGTCCAAGGCAGCTCATCTATGTAAAAATTATCCCTAGGCTTTATTGGATCCCTTTGATGAATTTTAATCCGTCCGTCCGCAATATCGAGAGAATCAAAATCTCCCGTACTCTTTACTTTTGACATCACAATCATTTTACACTGAAAAAAGTGTAATAAACAAAGAAACTTATGAGTGACATTTCTCAAATAGCGCCAGAGGTGATGAATGTGGCTACTAACTTAGCCGATTTATCTCAAGGTCAAATGGACAAACAGAAAGTGGAAGGTTTTTTGGAGAGCCTTATCGGGGAATATGGATGGCTATTGTTAATAGCTATTATGACTATAATGGCGAAAGATATGATAATGAATTTCGCTCAAGGGATTCTTGTATTTATGGGGAGTAACTTTAACAACGATGACATTATCTATATTTCTGGCCGTCAAGCGCGTATAGTTCGCGTCGGAATTCGTAATACGGTTTTTTACATGACGGACCGCAAAACTAAGATGTTGGTGCCAAATGAGCAGTTAAAACAGCTTACTATTGAAAAGACTTTACCTAAAAATGGCGGAGAGCCTTATTTACCAAAAGCTAGTGATCCCAGTTTTATTGGTTGGGAGGAAGTTCCAATAAATCCTCCGCCTATGCAGGTTGAAGTGGTAGAAAAACCTACCAGAAGGACAAGAAGTAAAAAATGAAAAAAACATTATTCTTATGTATAATATTTATAAGCTGGGGCGCAAAAGGCTGCATGTCAGTTGACAAAAAAGGTAGGTTAGAAAAAGTTAGGTTTTCTGTCCCTGCTTTTTTTCAAGTGGAAATGGATTATTACAAAGATAAGGAGAATATAGGCAGGCCAATTATTAAGACTAATGCCCCGGGAGCAGTCTTGTTAAAACCTGAGAATTTATCTGTTAGAACCAACGCTCCAATAAGTCTATGGGAGCCTGCTGGAAAATTAATGGAAATGACCGAAAAATAAGTGTAAAAGAAAATAGAGAAATGAAAGAAATAGATTTCACTGAACAAATTGTTAAATGGCGCGAAGAGCAGGAAGCCGCCATGTCCAAGAAACAGTACGAGAAAATCGATACTAAAGAGTTGAAACGTGACGATAAAAAAGAAAAAAAGGAACACGAAAAAGACGCTCTCAAAGATGACGATAGTAAAATCAAAAAACTTAAGAAGGGTAAACCTTCTGAAAAGAAAAGCGTAGAAGTTCATGATATAAAGAAGGACGAAAAATATGATAAGAAAAAGCTCAAACAAATGAAGAGCGCGGTCCTTTCTACTAAAAATAAAAATGACCTACCCGATTCAGATTTTGCTTATATCGAACCGGGAGGAGAAAAAGACTCTGAGGGAAAAACTGTACCTCGTTCATTGCGTCACCTTCCAATTAATGATGCTGCTCATGTGCGTAATGCACTAGCTAGGTTAAATCAAACCAAAATCAGTGAAGAGGCCAAAAAAGCAGCCCTGAAAAAAATTAAAGCTGCGGCTAAGAAGTTTGGAATTAAAGTCAGTGAAGCATCGGCTTCTATAGACTACTCCGAACTATATTAATCGTTCTATAGAAATGAAAAAGCCCCGCGCAATGCGGGGCTTTATTTTTATATAGACAATTTATTCTCCGGGTTTATTCTCGTCAATAACTTTATCCCTCTTATTGGCAAACTCTTTTTTTATGCCTTCCATTCTTTTCTTCATTTCTTCTCGATGCTTCTTTCTTAACTCGTGCAACTCCTTATGGAGCTCCTTCATCTTTTCCCGAAGCTCATTTAATTCTTCGCTATCTATTTTCTTACCTTTCCAATGATGTCGGCGTTTTTTGCTTTCGATATGCTTTTTTCTTTTTTCTGCCGCTGCTTTGAATCTTTCTTTGATTTTTTCCTTGTCAACTTTTTCTGGGCGGGGTTTCCCTTTATGTTTACTTGGTTTAGCTTCGGCTGTTGTTAACACTGATGCTATAATTGCTATCAGTCCATACTTGAAAATATTTTTTACCACCATGGTGCTAGTTTAATATACACCTTTCATGTGTAATAAGTTTTATGAAAAAGAAAGATGTTCTAATAATCGCTCTAGGAGTCTCTGTGCTGGTTTTTGTCATCTGGATGCTGCAGGGAGAGGAAATCAAAGAAAAAGTCGCTGAGAACGCAAAGGAGGCAGCAAAAGAGGCAATTGTAGAGAAGGTGGTAGACAGTGCTGCCGAAAAAGCGAAGGAAAAGCTAAAAGAAGAAGTACTTGACAAATTGATCCCGTGAACCAGTTTCACACATACCTTAAAGAATTAAGGTTGAGAAAGTTTGACAATATAACAAAATTATGCAAACTTTTAAAAGTAGATTATCAAG